CAAAAGCGGGATGCCAGAAGACGAGATCGCAGCAGCGATGGACGACGAGACATGGCTCAACGCTGAGGAGGCTGTGGCGTTCGGACTTGCGGATGAGATTTTCAGCGGGATGCAGGCGGCTGCAAAGATCGACCTTTCTAGCATCTCGGCAAAGGCACCTTCTGGCGTGTTAGAATTTGCAAATAAATTTTCAGTTTCAGTTCAGGACGAGAAAACTCAGGAGAACAAAATGGACACAGAAACCACCCCAGAAGAAGGAGTCGTGCTGGCTGACGAATCCACCACGATTGAGGAGCCCGTTGCGGCAATCGACTTCCAAGCAGCGCTCACCAAAACCGCGCAGGAATTGACCGAGGCACACTCCCGCATCTCCAGCCTCTCAGAAGAACTGAACGCAGCACAGGCCAGACTGAGCGCTTATGTGGCCGAGTGTGAAGTGCTCAATGTCAAGCTTGAGACCGAGCGTGCAAAGAACTCAGAAGTTTCAGAGCAGGTTAACGCCAAAGCCGCAGCGCTAGTTGCGCAGGCTGGCCACGCGCCCGTTGCAATCGCAGCGCAGAGCGACGACAAGATTCAGCCCGTTAAGGGCTCCAACATTCTCGAGCGGTTCGCAGAACTGCGAAAGAGCGGAACGTCGTCCGTGTGGATGGCGTTTCTCAAAGAACACCGCAACGAGCTTCTCGCGGCGGCGAAGACCACCAAGTAACCACCACCAAATACCATGTCCAACTCCATCACTGGTATCAACGATGATATCATCTCTCAGGGGGTGCTCGACGGTTTCGTCGCGGCGCTCCTCCCCCTGCAATCGTTCTCCACTTCCTTTAACGCTGATGCGGTGAAGCGTGGAGAGAAAATCTCCATCCCTCGGATTGCCGCTGCTGACGCAGCGCTGACCAAAGTGGCTGGCGCCGACTACACCATCCAAGACTTGGATTCCGACGCAGTCGAAATCACTCTTGGCGAACCCGTTTATGTGTCCGGCTCCCTGACCGACGTGGAAGTCGCTTCCTCCTCGGTTTTGAACCTTGAGCTTTACGGCAAGCAGAAGGGCTTCCAGCTCGGCAAGAAAGTCGTGCAGAGCATCATGGCCAACATCACGTTGGCGAACTTCGGCGCCGCCGCCTTCACCGGCGCTGCAACCGCGCTCGACGTCGACGCTGTGGTCGATCTCGCTGGCCTTTGCGACAGCGCTAACATGCCCGAAGACATGCGCGGTCTTGTCTTGAAAGAGACCTACTACGCCAATCTGTTGAAGGATCAGAGCGTGACCGTGTTCAACGCTTACGGTTCCACCGGCCCTCTGCAGGACGGCAAGATGCCCCGGCTCGCAGGCTTCGACCTGTACAAGAGCACGATCATCCCAGCCAACGGTGAGAACCTCGTCGGCTTTGCGGTTCATCCGAGCGCGCTGGCTGTGGCGATCCGCTATCTGGCTCCTCAGGCCGGCAACGGCTACATCCGCGCCGAGGCTCTGACCGACGCCACCACCGGCATCACCATCGGCGTGCGCGAATGGTACGACCAGGACAGCGGCACCAAGAAGAAAGTTTGGGAATGCTGCTTTGGATCGGCCGTCGGAATCGCTGCCGGGATCAAGCGTCTCGTCTCCGCTTAATCATGGCAAACTTCGCGATGGTATTAGGAGTGCGGAAAGGTGAGCCTTCCTTGATTGGGAGCCCGTCAGACCTGAGCACGGCGAAAAAGAAATTCACGTCCATCGTAATGGATGGCGGCGTTTCCGGAAGTTCGCTGTTCGATGAGGTCTGGCTGTGCGACACCGTACAAGGCCGGCTACGTCGCAAGGCTTTTTGCCATGCGCCCGCAACTCTCCCCCCAGCGAAGAAAGCCAAAGGCTAGAGGGTAATCCTCAAACTCGAATCGGGGGAGCATCGGGCAACTGGTGCTCCCCCTTTTCACAACTGCAAAACACATGGGCGAGTTTTTCGATCTGATGCAGAGCGGCTTTCAAGAAGTCGCAGACGAGTGCGGCAACACGATTGCGCGAGACGGTCTGTCCGCAAAATGCGTTGTCACGCCATTCACCGAAACGCTCGCACTCCAGAGTACAGGCCTGTTTGGAGACTTCAGCTTAACCGTTGAAATGCTGCGGACAGAGCAAGAGAGACTCGGGCTTGTGGTGCGTGGGGCCGCGCAACTCGATGGCAAATGGGTGCGCGTGATCCAGATCGACGACGACCCAGACGACCCTTGCGTGCGCGTCATGCTCAAAGAGGAACAACCCGTTGCGGTTCCGCGCTGATGGGCGACGTCTTCATCAGGCTGGACACGACGGGCTTTGCCAAGGTTTGCGAGGATCTAGCAAAGATCAGCGGCAAAAGTTTCAAAGAAGTCGTGCGCGTGCAAACCGGGTTGGTGCTCAGGGCCATGATGAAATACACGCCGCCAGCGAGCAAAAAGAAGATCGCAGCACGCGCGCAGAAAGTCTCAAACTTAGAGCGTGGTTACCTAAAAAACGGTGACGGATCTTGGCTTGTTAATTCCGAAAAGCAGCATCCCGGCCGGAAATGGCTGCGGAAGATTTCGGAGAAAACGGGCAAGATGACCGCCTACATCGACGATCCGAAAAGGCGCTGGTCTGATAAGACTTGGAACCAATACCAAGAGGCCAAGGCGCGCTGGATTTCTAAGCTGGCAGGATTCGAGCGAAAGATTCTTGGCGCGCGTGGCTACGCTAAAAAGACGTGGTTAAAAATCGCTGAGGATCTCGGACTTGGTTCGATTGTCAAAGCCCCTGGCTACGTCAAAAAAGCGCAGGCCAACACGCGCAGAACTTACGACAACGGGGAAGGCTCGCAGAAGGAAGCGGGCGACATTTTCTTCACTCTCCTCGTCAATCGCTACCGATGGTTTGGAATGATAAAGTTCCGCAAGAAGTTCCAAAAGGTCATCGACTACCGACGCAAGGCTTTTGAGATCGAAATGGAGCACGGTCTTTTTGAGGACATGGCGAACCGTGCGAAACGATACCCCGGCCTTTTCGTTCTTCCTCCTAAACGCAAGAAACTCAAAATCCCAGACCCGCCCGAAGCATGAGCGCACCAGATCTTCCCACACTTTATCGCGTCGAGGATGCCGTAGAAACGGCTTGGAAAACCGTCCTGGAGGCCGACGGCTTGACGGTTTTCAAGAGCATCTCTGAGGACGTCTTGACGCTTCCTCGCGTGGACGTCGAGTGCACGCTTGGCGCTCCAACAGGACACCGTGGAGAAGTCACGCCAGGCCAGTTCACGATGGACGCATGGACTGCGACCATCCGTTGCAACATCAAGACGAAGCGCTTTGAGTCGCAGCCGGAGCTTCACCAGGAATGGATAGCAGCGGTTCGGCTTGCGGGTCAGTATTTCGAGGATCGGTTTGCAGAGGCGACGTTGCCGTTTCACACACTCACGATGCTGCAAGAGAGCGGCACAGATCGAGGAGTGGACGACGCTGACGACACCGATTTCTCAACCGTGCAATGGGATGCGATCGTCTGCATCCGAACCAATGCGTGGCCGAGTTGACACGCTTTGATCTTGTATGCCCGACCCAGCAGGTACAACTAACGACGGCGGTCTCGTATTCGGCAGCCAGGTGGTCACGATTGACGCCGTTGCCTACGTTGCCGAGAACATTTCGATCGACGCACCCTCCACGATCATCGAGCAAAAGGACGAATACGGCGTGCCTAGCGGTCAGGTCATCGTCGAGGGATTTGTGACCGGCACCGCGACGCTCCAGCTTGCGAGCAGCTCCACCGTTCTGCCGACCATCGGGGACGCTTTCCAGATCACGACCGTCGGAGGGAGTTCGGTTTATTTTCTCATCTCGCAGGTTGGGCAGTCCTTCTCTCAGGATGCCGAGACCAAGGTGAACGTCTCGTTCCGCAAGCGGATTAACACCCCGGCACCTTAACCGGGCTGGAGGCTCTGCGATGAACCTCCGAGACATTCCCGGTTTTAGAGAGGCGGTCGAGTCTGAGCAGGCCGTGCGGTCTGCCGTGCTACTGGGCATTGGCACGGACATCCATGGCGTCGAGGTGCGACCGTTCACGGTGCAGGATTTGATCCACTTGCAAGCGATCAAGTCACCGTTTGTCTCGGGTGGATTCATCTCCCGCATGGATTGCATGAGGTTCTTGGTTCTCCAGTCCGTTTCGTACCGTGCGCCCAGGCAAGGGTGGCTTGAGAGATGGCGCTTAAAGCGTCGTAATGGGGCCGTAATGCGGCGCGTGCGGAACGTCGCAACCGAGGACATCATTCAATCAATCAACGCGTTTTTAGAGGATGCATTTTTGGATGCGCCCGCATCCTCTGCTGGAGAATCTGGAACGCCGATCGCGTCGAGTGCGGCAATCATGGTGGACGCGATTGCATCGGAATACAGCTGGCCCATCTCGGAAATTCTACGACTTGAGATGGCTTTCGTCTTCCAGCTTTTCCGACTGCGGCACGTCGCCAGTGGAGGCAACCGCGCGGCTCTCATTAATCGCAGATCCAGCCGTGTCGTTGGCGAGTACCTGCGGAATCTGAATGCCAAAATGGAGGTTGCCCAATGAGTTCGGTGTTGATGGCGAAGATGGGCGTGGATGCATCCGGCATGGACGAGGGGCTGGCGAAGGGAAAGAAAAAGGTCGAGAACGCGGCTAAAGAGATGTCGCAGACCGCCGCGAAAGCGGCTGGTGGTGGCGGGATATTTGGTGGCGCAATCGGCAAACTTGCAGGCGTAACGGCTGGGCTTTTCGCGTTCGACAAAATCAAGGACTTCGTCGTCGGAATCGTCGACATGGCTGGAGCTCTGAACGACATGAGCGAGAATCTCGGCGTGTCGGTTGAGCGGTTGCAGGAAATGCAGGGAGTTTTCAGCGAGTCCGGGATTGGTGCTGAGAAGTTCGGTAAGGCCATGTCCACGCTTGGCTCCAAAATCGAGGAGGCTAAGGGAGGGAACGAGGGCGCAATCGCAGACTTTCAAGCGCTCGGCGTCACGCTGGACGATTTGCGGAATCTTTCTCCAGATGAGGTGCTGTTGAAAATTGCGGACGCCACAAAGGAAATGTCATCGGCAGGTGAGAAGACCGTCAAGCTCCAGGCCATCTTCGGCAAGGTCGGCAAAAGCATGGTAGGCGCAATGTCGCAGGGTAGCGATGCAATCAAAGAGGCTGGTAAGGGGATGACGGTGATGAGCGAGGACAACGCTAAAGCCCTCGACCAACTCGGAGACGACACCCAGAGATTCTGGAACGGATTCAAGGCTAACACCGGCAGCGCATTGGGAATGTTCGTGCGGTCGTGGAAGCACGCAATGGGGGAGGTCGGGCTTGGAAAAGAAGCGGAGACTCCTTTTGCAACGAAGATGCAGCCCAAGGCCGAGGAGGTTGCGGCAGAAAAAGCAGCGAACGCAAAAGCAGAGCAGGAGCGTCTTTTCCAGCAGGAGATTGCGAAGTTTAATAAGGACAGGGAAAAGGAAGCAGAGCAGGCCGTTCTAACTTTGCATGATCGCAGGATGGCTGCGGAGGAAGATCTTGCTAAAAAGCAAATTGATTCAGAGCGCAAGGTGATGGATTTCCGAAAACTCCAAACCGAAGATATGCGCAATCGCATTGGACTCCTAAGAAACGCCGAGGCTGGAGGTGATCAAGGCGCAGAAGCAGCGGCGAAGGCTGGACTTGTTGAGCAGGGAATGATCGACGCGCAAACCCAGCGGCTCTTAATGTCGCCAGCTGAACGGGCTGCTGCAGATCGAGACGCGAACAGGCTGCGGCGCGCGCAAGAAAGAGCAAGGCGCATGGTCGAAGCGCGCATGGAGCGCCAGGGTAAAATCCAAGACGCAGCGCCAGCCATGCAACCACAGCCACCCGAGGCGCAGATTGGCAAGGCTGCAACGGACTTGAGCGCGGCTGCTGCCAATCTCAAAGGCTTGAAAATCGTGGCAATCACAAACCAATAAAACCATGCCAACCGGAGTCTATTTCGATTTGCCCGCAGCGGCTGGAACCGCACAGGCCACAGGGCCCAAAGTGTTCGGTTACGATTCCGAAGTGGAGGCGAAATTCTTCTCTCAAAACTTCATGCAGAACGCTGCGGACTACGTTCCCCTGGCGTGGAACAGTACGTCGATTGAAGACGGCGTGACGTTCTACTTGGTCGAGGAATCCGCACCAGAAGACGTTGGGGGCGGGATGGTGCAATGGCGCAGGCTTTACTACCAGCTTCCTCCCGATCGCAGCGAATACGAAAACTCAGTTTACAATTACACCGTCGTATATCTTTTCGATACCGATACCAGCGGCTGGGTTGGATTCCCAGAGAGCGCATCCTTCCCGCTCCAAGTTGCGCAGCGCGTGGATTACAAGTTTTATGCGACCGACGATCCCGAGTCCGACATCCCGACCAACAAGGGCTGGAAGATTTTCAAAATCGGCAACGTGATCTGCACGCAGGGAACAGACCCGGTGAGCGGCACACCGCCAACGCTGACGGTGACGAGCCCGTACCTTGGCGAGGATTCAGAAGTGACGCGCTGGAAAGGCAACATCTGGATGCGGAAGCAACGCTGGGTTCCGTATCCGCAAGTTAATCTCGTGGCCGTACTCTAATGGGAAAGGCAATCCAGCCAGTCGTCAAAGGTTCCGAGGACACGCTCCTAAAAGCTGAGCGTGCTAACGAGATCATTGGAACGGTCAATGCGTTGGCCAACATGACGTTCATTCCCGCTGATGCGGCGAAGCTCGACGTAGGAGCGCAGGGCGGGGCGGTGATGACGTTCGATGTTTCAAGGTTCGGTGGAGGCACAGCCACCACAAGCAACCCATACCAGATTTCCGTTGTGGACGCATCGACCCTGCGGGTTCTGCCGGGAATCCTGCGATGCTATTTTCAAGGCTCGGGGCTCCAGGATATCATCCCAACTCCGCTCGATCCGATAACCGGAGGCACGATTGCTTTCGGTGACTGGGTTTATTTGCACGTCGTCGTCGCTCAGTACGGCTCTCTGGTGGCAGTTCAATCCGCATCAGTCATCTCCAACAACAACGCTGCCCAACAATCGCTCTGGCCGAATTTCTATCTGAAGCTGGGCGGGGTTTCTGGAACGAGTGCGTTCAACTATCACGTCAATTCGTTTCAATTTACGGTCTGTGGATTCAACGCCGAGTTCCTGACGATATGAGCCTGATCAACTCATGCGTGCATCCGATCAGCAGCGCGCAGATGGACGTCTCGAGCAGTCTCGTTTACCACTCCAACACGCCAGACGCGGATCTCACTCGCACGATCAGCCTCTCGGCAACACGTTATTTTTTCCGTCCGCCATGCTGCGGAACCGCCGAGGAGCCCGAGGTTACAATCTCGCTGTGCTCAACATTTGAGGATGGTAGTTTGTGCACGTCAAAGCCCGGGCCGGGCGCGATATTCTCCCCGCCGATCGGCCTGCACGAGTTCGCAGGCGGCACATTCAATCAGACGTGCTCTGGGTCAGCGTGTCCTCCATCGCCAGGATTCACGGACATTCGATCCGTTTTTTCGGTCACGGGCGGCTGTTACTTTGCCGACAACAATGGAATCCTAACAATTAGCCCATCGCTGTTCTGGACGGACTTGCTGCCACACCGTGCATACGGGGTTTATTTTTTCAACCTCCCGTTTTTAACGTGCGATGCAATCGAGTGCGCGGATGCTGTGCCTGATTGCGAGGATGTTTGGGTGGTTAATCCTGGCTTTACTTGGGCGCTGGACGCTCGCCAATACGGGGTCGGGGCCGTGGCGCTTGTGGAGTTACCAACATTCCCCGGAACTTGCGGGGTATCTTGGTACAAGGCGTGCAATTTCCAAGACGGAGACATCAGCATCACGTCCGTTGAACAGCACAACATCAGCATCCTATTCTCGCAGGACGGCACATGGATCTCCTCTTAAAATCGCGATCTGCGGCAATCAATGTCCCAGCCGGGCCTGCGATCTGGCGCAGGCTGCACACGCTGGCGCTGGCGTGGGACGGAAGCAAAGCAGCACTCGAAAAAGCTGTGTCGCTGACCACAAACGCAATCCCGTGCGGGGCGTGCAAGAGACATTGGGTTCAGCTCATTTCCGAAAAGCCTCCGACCGTAGAAACCGCCGAGGAGTTTTTCGCGCTGACAGTCGATTGGCACAACTCTGTGAACGATCGCATCGGAAAACCGGCGATGCAATTAGAGGCTGCGCGGGCGCTTTACGCAGTTGACAAGGGCTCGCAAACGTAGGCCATGGCAACCCGTCTTCGTCCCAATTTCAACCTGCCAGACCAACGGACGGGCGACACCCTGCGCGCCATCGACGTCACGCTCAAAATAAATCAAGAGCCGGTCGACCTCACAAGCGCAACGGTGTTGATTCAAGTGCGACCAGAGCCGACTTCCTCGACGGTTTCGATGACGCTCGCAACGTCATTTCCCGATGCTGCAAACGGCTTTCTGCGGATTAACGAGCAGGCCGTCACGCTTGCCAGCGGACTCTACTATTACGATCTCCAAATCACGATGCCTGGCGGGTTCTGCGAGACCTATTTGACCGGGACGTGGCAGATCCTCCAAGACGTGTCACGATGAGCACTCAACCGAATCTCTCCATCCCCATCGAGGTGACCGTCGAGCCTCAGGCCGTAGACATCAATCTAACGCTCGGGCGTGGGCTGCTCGGGCCGCAAGGTGAGCAAGGGCCGGTCGGCCCGCAGGGGCCGCAAGGGGAGCAGGGCGAGAAGGGAGACAAGGGCGATCCAGGCGATGCTGCCACAATCGAGATTGGCAGCACAACAACGGGAGCACCAGGATCCAGCGCATCCGTGGTCAACGTCGGGACCCCCAATGCTGCAACTTTCGATTTCACGATTCCGCGCGGGGACGTAGGGCCGCAAGGTGCGACGGGGTCGACAGGGGCTGCGGCAACGATCGACGTCGGCACCACGCAGACCGTACCGGCGGGCACCCCGGCGCTAGTCGTTAATTCCGGCACGACCTCTGCGGCTGTGTTGGACTTCCAGATCCCTGAGGGGCCGCAAGGCATTCAAGGGATTCAAGGGATCCAAGGGATTCAAGGGATTCAAGGCGATGCTGCCACGATTGCAACCGGCACAACCACCACCGGGGCGCCAGGCACTTCTGCCAGCGTCGTTAATTCGGGCACCAGCTCGGCAGCGGTTTTCGATTTCACGATTCCCGAGGGAGTCAAAGGCGACCAAGGCGATCAGGGGCCGCAGGGGCCGCATCCGTGGACGCTTATCGGGGCTTATAACAACGGCTACTCATATCAGCTAAACGATGCGGTAACCTATGAGGGCGGATTCTATTACCGTACCGGAAACCCGCTGAATCCCGGCTATCCTCCGACACCGGGTTCGATCAACGAATCCTGGACGCCAGTTGCCGACAGAGGCGCTCAAGGACCACAGGGTGATAAAGGCGACACCGGAGACGCAGCAACGATCAACATCGGCACGGTGTCGACGGTGCCTAATGGCTCGCCGGCAACCGTTACCAACACAGGCACGGAGAACGCTGCTGTTTTTAATTTCGAGATCCCAGAAGGGCCGCAGGGTATCCAGGGACCAGAGGGCGCGCAGGGCAACGAGGGGCAGGGCTTCAATTGGCTCGGAGCCTACAACCCTGCGGCTTATTACGACCCCTATGACGTCGTGCGCTACAACGGCAGCGCGTACAAAGCGCAGGTTTTTATTTCGCCCAACGGCCCCGTTCCCGGCGCCACGTCAGACTGGGCACTCATGGTCGAGAAGGGCGACACGGGAGCGGCGGGCGCGGATGGCGATCGCTACACGACCACGAGCGCGACGAGCCTGTTGAACGGCAACGGAACAAAGGTGCTCGTCGTCGAGACAGGGCTGGCCTACATTCCCGAACAGGCAATCATTATTGCGGCTTCCACGATCGCTGACACGCATATGCACGGGACGGTGGTCTCCTACAACCACCTTACGGGCGACATGGTTGCGGACATCACCAATCACACCGGAAGTGCTGGGCCGTTCTCGGCGTGGGATGTCTCGCTTGAAGGAGCGGCTGGCATCCAAGGCCCGCCTGGGGAGGCTGCGACAATTTCGGTGGGCACGGTCACCACGGGGGCCGCGGGCTCTGCTGCAACCGTTGTCAATTCGGGCACGTCGAGCGCAGCCGTTTTTGATTTTGGCATTCCGCAGGGGATCCAAGGCGTGCAGGGGATCCAAGGAGACCCCGGGACTGCGGCAACCATCGCAGTCGGCACCGTTTCGACGGGCGCCCCAGGGTCTTCTGCGACGGTAACGAACGTCGGAACATCGAGTGCAGCGGTCTTTGATTTTTCGATTCCGCAGGGTGCGACAGGCGCAACTGGAGCGACTGGATCTTTTGTTGGCGATGCGGACACGATCACAACCGGAACGCTTTCCGATGCGCGGTTGAGCGCCAACGTAACACTCCTCGGCAACTCGACAACGGGCACCGGGAACATCGTGCGGGCGACCTCGCCAACGCTCACAACGCCAGCACTTGGCGCCGCAACGGGAACGAGCCTGGCGCTCACCTCGGCCGCAGCCAACACGCTGACGGTCACCGCACCAAGCTACGCAGGGAGCGCGGTAACGTGGGTGCGGTTCGTCCCTCACACCGGGCCAGATCCGCTAACGATCAACAATTCTGGCGGGTGGCAGGGCAACTACCTTCTGACGTCGAACAACATCCGTACGTCGTACATAGGTTTTGGTGGGAATCTTAACCTGTCTGCAACTCCTGTCCTCGGAATCACGGATTCGCGTTTACGTTTACAGGGTGGCGAGGCGCCCGCGTCCATGAAGGGCTTCGACCTTTCAGACGTTCGGCTTTTCAACGCCTACACGAACGCGAGCAATTACGAACGCGGAAACATCTACTGGGCTTCGAACGTGTTCACGCTCGCCACCGAAGCGGCGGGAACGGGCACGGTGCGCGGTTTTGCGATCACGATCGGAGGGACGGAGCGATTCTCAATCTCTGCTGCTGGCGCGATAACAACGGGCAACTGGAACGCAGGCACCATTGCAGTTGCCTACGGTGGCACCGGGGCGACCGATGCAGCAGGCGCCCGCACCAATCTCGGGCTCGGGAATGTCGAGAACACGGCGCTTTCAACGTGGGCAGGGTCGACGAATTTAACGACGCTCGGCACGGTCACAACGGGTACATGGAATGGGACTGCGGTTGCCATCGAGCACGGCGGAACGGGCGCGGTCACCGCACCTCTTGCGCGCGCTGCGCTCGGGCTGGGCAACGTGGAGAACGTGGCGCTGTCCACATGGGCGGGCAGCACCAATCTCACAACGCTCGGCACCATCACGACAGGGACGTGGAACGGTTCGGCAATCCCGGTTGCAAACGGCGGCACGGGCGGCACAAGTGCAGGCGATGCCCGCACCAACCTGGGTTTGGTCATCGGCACGGACGTTCAAGCATTTGTATCTGCGACCAGCACCGGCACGGATGGAATCGTGCGCGCGGGATCTCCGACGATCTCCACGCCCACGCTTAACGGTTACAGGTTAGCAGCGCGCAGCGTGAGCGCTTCGGGCTCTGTCCTCGCATCGGATTCCGTGCTGCTGGTCGATGCATCGGGCGGTGGCATTGCATTGACGCTCCCACCTGCGGCATCCGTGCCAGGGCAGGTCTTCGAGATCAAGCGGGTGGACGGATCGGTTAACACGATCGTCATCGACGATCCAACCTCGAGCATCGACGGCGAGGCTGCGGTTTACATCCACATTCAATATCAATCGGTGACGATTGCATCCAACGGAACGGCATACTTCATCCTATGAGTTACTTCCCTAATCAGGGCCAGACCACCAGTGCGCGCTCGCAATCAATCGTCCCGGCCAGCGATTCTCCGCAGTTCCCAACCGGCAACATCACGACGAAATACCGCAACAATTGCGAGGCCCTCCCACTCGTTTCGGAGTGGACGACGACAACGGCGGCTGGAGACCTTCTGGTGCTGGATGGGAACAGTAACGGCGCATCGTATTGGGTGCTTTCCAAGTCGCCTTTCAATATCGGAACCGAGTCTATTATCGACGGACTCAACGTGTTCGAGATGCCCGTTGAATTGTCTCTCGGATTACATCGGTCGCAGGCTGCGCTGAATCAGGAGTTCGCGGTTGAGTTCGTGGACAACGGCGCCCCGGCCGCGGCACCTGCGGAGGTCGCAATTTCCTCGCTGTCGCAATCGACCACCACGCTAACCGTCACCACCAGCACAGCTCATAACCTAGTTCCGGGAATGAGCATCGGCATTTACGGATGCGCTGATTCCCGTTTTAATTACGGCGCCATCGTAGTCGCCAGCGTCATCAGTTCAACCGTGTTCACGGTGACAGCCGGGCCTGCGGGCACGATCACATCTTTGACCGCATCCCCTGCGACGCTCGGCTCGCCGATGCTCTACGTTCGCAGGCGTCTCGGCGGGAGTGCGGATGGGACGAGCCTGATCCTCGAAAACACGAGCACCACGAACGGCTCGGCCTACGTCCGCTCCAACAACGGAGACGCGGTTTCGACGGGCACCGCGAACGGGAATCAAAGCATCACGATTGCGAGCACGGCATCCAGCCAGACGATCAACGCGGCTGGGGCTTACTCATTTTTCCCAAACTCGGAGTACAAGCTGAATTTCCAAGCCGACCGTGTGCAATGGCACGACGGCACAGTCGATTCTGTCAGCGGCACCACAAGCCGACTCACGCGCTCCACGATCTGTCCTGACCCCGCTAAAAACTACAAGTTTCGGTTTCGCGCGACCAACAACAAGGGATTGACGATTCCGGTTGGCAAAATTGTTTCGGTGTCAAAGGCTGGCAGCACCACCGCCACGGTTACGTTCGCCAGCGCGCACGGGTTGACTGTTGACGATTACCTCGTGGCCTACGGCGTGCGGGATCAGACGAATTTCGCAAACCTTACAACGGCTGCGAAAGTGGCTTCTGTGGTCAATTCAACGACCATCACCATCATCTGGGGATCGAGCGCAACAGCGACGTCCTACGGTGGATTTATGAGCCGTGCGCAGGGTGGCTCCGCGCAAGCCGGGGCTGCAACGGTTTCGGTTGTCTCGGCATCGGCGACAAATTCGATCGTCACCGTTATTTTTGGCGCAACTTTTTCCAGCGCATCGGTTGGTGATTACGTCGAACTTTATGGTTTCCGCGACACCGTTGCCGGAAACGATCTCGGGCTGGATGGCACTTACCG